CTAGTTTTTTTGAATACAAATAAGTAGCAAAAATATTATTAAACATCATCTACCTTTTCATAATCATCTTGTACAATAAATTTACAATCAGCATTTATCTTTGCAATATCTACATTTTCTGATTTGAAGTTGTACCATATATTTCCAGCCACCATGATACGTTCATCATCTGTTTCTTGTTTTGGAACACTATGTCGTAGTTGAGAGGGAAAAATAAACAAATCGCCTTTCTTTGGTTGTATAGGCATATTGACAAAAGATTTGCCGTGGGCTCATGTCATGCACCCAGTCACAGACCCCTCTATGCAAGGAATGGGAAGTAGTCCATCTTTTCTTCTTGAAGGTTCTTGGGTTGTAGGATTCTTTCGTGATGCACAGGAAAAACAACAACCTATCATCATGGGTTCTCTGCCTGGCGTTCCGAGTTCTGCTGCTGATAGTTCCAAAGGGTTCAATGACCCTAATGCAAATTATCCCAATACTAAAATATCACAATCTGGACACTCAACTGGTGAGTCGGATACCAACCGTCTTGCAAGAGGTGGTGCTGATGCAGAGGCGCATCAATCCCTTATTGATAGAAGAGAATCAAGAGTAACAGATATTCCAATTGCAACCAAACCAAATTTTGGTGCAGATGGTGTATCCACAAAATTAATTTCTGAAGACCCACCAACAACTTGGGAAGAACCACACCCTCAAGGAATACCCACAAGTACGTCACAATATCCATACAACCATGTCTTTGAAAGTGAGTCTGGACACATCTTTGAAGTAGATGATACGCCTGGCAATGAAAGATTACATAGAGAACATAGGACTGGTACATCTGAAGAACTTTTTGCAGATGGTTCTAGAATGACAAAAATTGTACAGGATGACTACGAAATTGTTTATGGTGATAAAAGTGTTTTTATAGCTGGAAATGTAAATCTTACAATAAGTGGTAATGTTAGACATCTCATACAAGGAGATTATGTGCAAGAGGTTGAGGGTGATTATACTTTAAAGGTCGGTAAGAATATGTACACAAAGATAGGTGCGTTGGGTGTTGGTAACTACGAGCTAGATATACTAGGTGGACATAGTTATAGAGTTGCTGATAATCTGTATGGGGTTATTGGTATTGGAGAAAGTAGTAAATCAACTTACGATATTCAAATTAAAGGTAATGAGTCTAGACAGGTTGGTGGGGCATCTAGAACATCTGTTGTAGGAGATAACACTTATATCAGTAACGCATCATTACTTTTATTAGGAAAAACAAATTTAGTATTAAATCAAACAAATACATTAGGTACATTCAACATTGATGCACTTGGTAAATTAAATACAAGAATTACAGGAACAGTTAAAGAAACTTATTCTTCAACATTAACAACTGCTATTACAGGAGCTGTATCCGAAACTTATAGTGCTGGTCAGACAACCACAATTACTGGTGACCAAACAACTACAACTTCAGGAGTTATAAATCTAAACTAATGGCACACGAATTTCAAATAATGGATACCACAGGAGCAATCACAACTTACACAGATTATGATAGCATACCACTTGCGTCATTACTCCATGTGATTAAGTTTAAACCAGATGTTGGTACAGAGGTAGAACCACATGAAATACTATTAGAGATAGATACTCTTGATTCTGGTGAAACCGATAACTTTGTTACGGAGTCTACTTTAACAAGTATTGAAGTTGAACTTGAAACAGGGACTTCTACAGGGGGTCTTCTTTTAGAAACTGGAGATGATGTAAGCTTTGAAGATTTTACATTTATAGATGAAAGAACAATTACGGCCGGAGATAACATAGTTCTAAATGGTACAGATTCTTCTTCGACTAATGCTGACAGTAACTTAATTATGGAAAATGCTAATGGTAGACATAAATTAGTTCCAGAAGATTGGTCAACTGGTTCGGAAAATCATTTGGTATTAGAAACTGCACCAGATAATGTACCAGATAACCATGTTCACCCACCAGTTGGAGTTGAACATGCAGCAGGAGATGGACATACAGAGGAAGAACACAGGGAGATTGCATTATGGAATCACAAATTAAGTTTATTAATAACACAGGAGGATATAGCAAATGGGTAGAGCAGTAACATTTATTGGAGCATTTGATAATTACCATTGTAGTTTTCCATTTCGAGCAGTTGGTAGTGCAAATGTAAAGGTTGGTGGTATTGGAGTAAGTAGACAAGGTGATATAAATACAGGTCACTTAAAGCCTGGCGCTCCTTGCGGCCCACATGTAGCTCCAATAGCTATCGGTTCATTAAAAGTTAAAGTAAATGGTAGGGGTTGTGGTCGCATAGGCGACAGTATATCTGGTTGTACTTCTGTTGCACAAGGTCACCCCAAAGTATTTGCTGGATAATAAAAGGAGAAGAATATGGCAATACCAATATTAGATATAGGATGTGGAATAAGTAAAGACCTTAACTCTGCACTATCAACAATAGATGATATGATTAACGATATAATAAATGGAATAGGAGATATTACTGGAGCAATTGCAGATGCAGTATCAAGTGCATTAGATGCTTTGGGAACTGCTTTGGGTAAGATGCTTCCAGATATATCCAGTTTAATTCCAGACATAAGTTTATCAGGAGCGATAGAAGGACTTTTAGGTTTAGTTGAAGGGTCATTAGAATACCTTGCAAAACTTGCTGAAATTACACTTCAATTTGGACAATTTATATTGGACTCTGGATTTAATTTATTTGATATGATTGCAGATGCAGCTTTAGCATTTTTAAAAGGATTGAATCCATGTAGTGCGTTACCAATAGACGCATCAATAGGTGCAGACGGTGTTGCTAAAGAAGCTCCTGCTGCAGTTGGTTATGGTCAGGTAGCAGCTAAAAAAGAACCAAAGAAAAAGAAGGCAGACTATGGCACAATTAATAAAGACAAATCAGTAGTATCACAGGCGGACTCAAAAGGTAGAGGATTTGGGTTTGTACCAGAGGGTGCTGGAGCATCTACTGAAGCATTCATATCACAGGCGGACGCAGAGGGTAGAGGATTTGGTTTTATACCAGCGGATGCTGGAGCATCTACAGGAACAGGAACTACTACAGTTGCTGGAGTATCTACTGGAACATTAGGTACAATTGTTGGGCCATCTTTTGGAGGGTCAGGATTGCAAGCAAATAATGGAGTATCATCAACAGCAACTACGTCTACTGGAAGTCTTGGAACATCCAAACCGAATATATATGGGGGAGGAGGATTACAATCTAATACAGATAGTCTTTCTGAAAACTTTATTCAACCACCTAAAAGTCCAACCCTTCCAACCATCCATCAACCAAAAGGTATTGAAAATAAAAAAGTTAGTATACCAGTAAAAGTTCAAAACACTATTGTGCCACCTGAAAGTTCAACCCTTCCAACCATTAACCAACCAGAAGGTATTAAAAATACATATGGAAAACCAAGACAAGTTGGTACTATTATTCAACCACCACCATCAAACATACCACAAGCAACTCCTAGTGTCGGTGAGTTACCAGAACATTTTGGAAAACAAAATTTTTTCCCAAGTGGCAAACCATTTTATACAAGAGATAACTTTCCTTATACAGAAGAAGGTGAAGTATTGTGGGAGAAATATCTTAACACACTTACTCGAAGAGAGAGATTGAAAGCAAACCCATTACTTGGTTGACAACAAAGGATTAATAATTTAACATAAAACTTTTTGTATAAATAATACAAACTAGGAGTCTACTAATGGCCACAAAAAAAGAGCATCAACGAAACGCATATAAAGATGCACAGGGTAACAATAACATTAGTAGAAATGTTAGACAGTATAGTGATTTAGATTTAAATTTTACTAAAAAAAGTTCTAATTCAGATGTAAATAAAATAACAGATGTTCAAGCAGTTAAAAGGTCTTTGCGTAATCTTGTTTTGCTTAATTACTACGAAAAACCTTTTCACCCAGAAATTGCTGGTGGTATAAGACAGATGTTATTTGAAAATATGACTCCGACAGTTGCCATTATTATTTCTAAACAATTAGAACAAGTAATTGCAAACTATGAACCAAGAGCAAAACTTGTTGGAATTAAAGCTATTCCAGATTATGATAGAAATTCATATGATGTAAACATTGAATTTTATGTAGTAAACACACCTACCGAATTAGTAGATATGTCAGTCATGTTAGAGAGGTTACGTTAATGGCAACAAACGATAAAAGACTTAGGGTTACGGAGTTTGACTTTGATGATGTTAAAGACAATCTTAAAACATTTTTAAAAGCACAGAACGAATTTAAAGACTATGACTTCGAAGGTTCTGGTATGAATATCTTATTAGATACTCTTGCATACAATACACACTATCTTGGTTTCAATGCAAACATGCTTGCAAATGAAATGTTTTTAGATAGTGCATCATTACGTTCTAGTATTGTTTCTCATGCAAAGATGTTAGGGTATGAAGTATCCTCACCCAAATCACCACGAGCAACAATTAATATATCTCTCGCAACATCCAAGACAACTGCAACTATGCCAGCAGGAACAGCATTCACTACAACTGTGGATGATGTAAGTTATCAGTTCGTAACCATTGCAGATATAACAGGAACTAATACAGGAAATGCCGTTCCCTTTGATAGCACAGAAATATATGAGGGGTCATATGTTACCACAAAATATCTTGTGGACAGTTCTGACATAGACCAAAGATTTATTTTAGTTGACCCTAGAGTTGATACCACTACCCTTACTGTAAAGGTACAAACTTCTGCTGATGATGCATCAACTACAACATATACAAAAGCCACAGACATATCACAATTGTCTAGGTCAAGTACTGTATATTTTTTACAGGAAATAGAAGCAGGAAGATTTGAGGTATACTTTGGAGATGGTATTGTAAGTCAAGCTATATCAGATGGTAATATCGTTTCTTTAAATTATGTTGTTACAAACAAAGAAGAAGCAAATGGTGCTTCATCATTTACTAATGGTGGTGCAATTGATACTGTTACCGACATTACTATCACTACCGTTTCAAATGCAGCAGGTGGAACAGAGGCAGAATCACTTCAGTCTATTAAACTTAATGCACCTTTAGATTTTGCAGCTCAAGGTCGTGCTGTTACTACAGAGGACTATAAATTATATGCAAGAAAACTTTTTGCAAATACCCAAGCTGTTTCTGTATGGGGTGGAGAAGATGGAAGTTATAATACAAGTAGTGGTGTGAGTGCAACTGCTGAATATGGAAAAGTTTTTATCTCTATCAAAAGTACAACTGGAGAAAACCTAACGACTACACAGAAAGACCAATTGATAAAAGACTTTGAACCTTATAAGGTTGCATCTATTACTCCTGTTGTGGTTGACCCAGAAACAACTTTTTTAATATTGGGTGTTACTTTTAATTACGACTCTAGTGCAACAACAAAAACTGCGACAGATTTGGGGTCATTGATAGGTGTAACATTACAAGATTATAATACTACAAATTTAAATACATTCAATGCACCATTTAGACATTCACAATTAACAGGATTAATTGATGACACAGATACTTCTATTCTTATGAATACAACAACTGTAACAATGGCTAGATTATTTACTCCAACAACCACAGGGTCTACATCATACACAATTAATTTTAATAATGCATTTTACAATCCAGTTAGTGGATATCAAAATGCTGTTATCGCATCTACTGGATTTTTTATTAGTAGTGCGTCTACTGAGTATTTTT